CAAGGTTATTGGTTCGATACGCAAGGGAGATAGACTAGTTGCCACAGATAATGGATGCGCTATTCATGCTAGTTTCCATCAGTATTCGGACGTATTCGCTATGGCTTTAGAATCTAGCGATGATGTAGAAACAAAATTGATAGAGGCGGTGATTTTATAATGGCGATAGGGAATCAGATAGAAGATACCGACTATAACGCCTTACAGGATAAAGTTCAGGCGTTATTAGGAACTGGCTCGGGCAGCAGAGGTTATGGTCAACCAGTGCCGTCGGCCGATGTTTTTCAAGGAAATACCATTACCAAGGCTCAATGGGACGCACTGAGAAATGATATCCTATCAGTAAGAGTTCATCAAGATGGAACGACTCCTGTATTGGCCAGTATCGCCTCGGGCACTCCGATTAATTTTGCTATTATCAGCAACTATAGTTCTGTATTAGATGTTGCAGATGCTAATAGATTTAACATAGGTCCAGGACAATCTGTTGTCTCGACTAAGGCTACCCAGACGACGAGTTCGTCCTGGAGCACACAGGCCCAGGCTGTGTTAACCGTTACATTCGCCAATTCAAATGATGCTAGATACTTTTTTAACAGTGGTGGCAAGATAAGAATCATAGGCAGTAGATCTGGAGGATCTTCCACGTCTCAAAACAACGCCTGGACTAATTTTTTAGCAAATATTGGAACGATTTCTTTTGGAGCAGCTACTAGTGTGTTCGTAAACTTTTATGATTTGACTCTCTCTTATCAAACTTTTTATCAGACTGGACTTAGCACTCCTTATTCGGCTAACTTTTACAGATTGGAAGCTGCCTGTGATGTCGCAAGTAACACCGCAGGAACAGCCACCCAAGTTCAAATACGCATTACTCTTAGAGATGACTACGTAGATCCAGGAACACCTGCTCCCGGCGATACAGTAGACGGCACGCTGACTCTTACAGTTGAAGAACTAAAAGCAGCAGGAGCCTTATATCCTACAGGTACGTTTGCTATAACAAGTCCTTCTTATTCATTATCGGCTATCAGCCTCACATAAATTTTCATACCTATCCGTAGCACCTATAAATAAACTGACCAGTTTATAGGAGAAGGTATGGATGATCAATTAAAAGGAGCCCTGGATTTTTCTAACTTTCGCCAGGCGTTTTCCACTCAGCAACGAATCTTAAAAGAAAAATCTCAAGCCAAATTAACCTATGGTATCAACGGCGGTATATTTAAAATTACTCAAGAATTGATCAGCTTCGCACAAATTTTATTAGATCTAGATAGAAAAACTAATGTGATATTACTAGACCACAACGATAATCCTATTTTGATAGAAGATTTGACACGTTTTCAGCAAGAGATAATGGATAGATATTTTACGGTTACTAACGAATATTTTGACTCCATGCAGAAATTAAAAAAAAGTAGATCTATGGAGAAACTGTTAGATCTATGACAAGGGGAGTTTTGATATTTGCACACAACAATAGAGATATTGATTATGCACTAATGTCTATCATATCTGGCGGATTAGCTAAAAAACATTTAGATTTGCCAGTATCGTTGGTCACCGATACATCTACCATAAATTGGATGAAAAATTCCGACATCCACGATAAAGCAATAGATGTGTTCGATAAAATCTTAATCACAGATAAACCCGAAACTGATAATTTTAGAAGATTGCACGATGGTGATAGTTCAAAGTTTGTTCCTTTTGTAAATTTAAATAGAAATGATGCATACGAACTAACTCCGTATGATCAGACTTTAATAATTGATAGCGACTACTTAATATTTTCTAATACACTTAATAATTTTTGGGAATACAGTGATAGAGTTTTACTGGGATCTGCTATCAACGATATCGTAGGACCAGATAGATTGGGTTATCATGATAGATATACTTCAGATACAGGCGTTCATCTGTATTGGGCTACAACTGTGATGTTTACAAAAAACGAATATGCTAAATCATTCTTTACTATTTTAGCTTATGTCAAAAATAACTATCAATATTTTTCAGATCTTTTTAGATTTTCTGTTAGAAATTACAGAAACGATATTGCCTTTAGCATAACACAACACATCATCGATGGGTTCGAGACAAAATCTACGGTACATTTACCTTCGGTATTTTCCTGTTTAGACCGAGACATTCTGCATTCTGTAGACAACACAGGCAAAATTTTATGTTTAATTAACAAGACGATCGATGGGAAGTATTTTCCGGTCGCTCTGAAAGGTACTGATATTCACTTGATGAATAAGGCCAGTATTGTTAGAAATTCAAAAAAATTATTAGAATTAATATGAACTTCGGATATCTTTTAATCGTCAATCAGCAAGATGATACGCATGATTACGCTAGATTAGCCTACGCATTATCTCTTAGTATAAAAAACACGCAGAAGCCAGGATACGACCAAGTAGCTCTAATTATTAACGATAAAAAATATTTAGACGGATATAAATCATTATGGGTTTTTGATCACATAATTGAATGGTCGGATAAAAAATTCTGGGATGGCAGAAGTTATATGGATAGATTAAGTCCTTTCGAAAATACTGTTTGTCTTGACGTAGATATGATTTTTTTGAGAGATTATAGCCATTATATAGATTATTTTTTAGAAAATTGCGATTTGTTTGTTGCTAATAAATCTTATACATACAGGGGTGAACTTGTTGAAGATAACTTTTATAGAAAGGCTTTTATAAAAAATAGTTTACCGAATTTGTATAGTTTTTACACTTTTTTTAAAAAAGATTCAATAATAACAAAAGAATTTTTCACTCTGGTAAGGTATATTACCGAATATCCTAGAGCATTTTCTAATTTATTTTTGACTGAACATAAGCCTCGAATAATCGGCACCGATGAAGCTTTTGCCTTAACCGCAAAGATCTTAGGTATTGAAAATAACATATCTTATGATCTAGATTTTCCAAAAGTGGTTCATTTGAAACCTATGATACAAAATTGGCCCTGGCCAGCAGATGTAGTCACACACCATGTTGGATTATATCTAGACAAAAAAGGTCAATTAAAGATCGGCAATTATCAGCAAACTGGAATAGTTCATTATGTAGATAAAGATTTTATGACCGATGAAAATCTTAATATTTTAGAGGAATTAGCATGGAAGAAGTAGATTTTCTAGATGACATAAAATTAAAAGAAACCATCTATCTGGCTGTATTTGATCCCGATACAGGTGACGTACTATCTGTCGGACCGGATCATGCGTTTGCTGATAAAAAAAATATAATTAAGATAGAAAAAGACATTGCTGAAATGGTCATAGAGGGAGAAATCAATATTTGCAATTGTGCAGTAGATGTAAGAGATCTGACTTTTGAATTATTAGAAAAAAAAAGTAGTTAATAAGATAGACGATATTTTACATAGAGTTATAGATAAAAATTGGACCTCTATCGACAACCCAGACATCTATATCACGCTTGATACTTTAGGATCGACTATAACGATCGAACTCACTGAGGAGTTTAACGGAACATTCATTCTACCTGAAAAATATCAACCTGTTAATAGGCGAAATATTATCTGGGACGGTGATACTGCGTTAAATTTTTATATCACTGAATATAATGATCCCAATATACTTTATTCTTCTATTACGGTATTGCTTAAAGATTTAGTTAATAGTAAAATAACTAAACCATGTGAATTTTTGCCTAAAAAATTCAGCATTTATACTAGGCGAGTGTTGAAAAATTATGTGTTGGAAATTAAATGAAGATCGTTGAATTTGATGTGATATTCCTTAGTTATGATGAACCTAATGCCGATTTGCATTATGCAGATCTGTGTGCTAAAGTTCCTTGGGCTAAAAGAGTTCACGGCGTCAAGGGCAGTGATCATGCACACAAAGCCGCAGCCGAACTGTCAGAAACAGAATGGTTTATCACAGTGGATGCAGATAACATTGTGCATCACGAATTTTTTAATCTTGATTTAGATATGACAGATCCTAAAATCAAGGTTTACGGATGGTGTGGGCGAAACAATGTTAACGGTCTTAGATACGGTAATGGCGGTTTAAAAATATGGAACAAAGAATTTGTTCTGAAAATGCAGACACACGAAAACAGTCATAGTGATAGAGCACAGGTAGATTTTTGCTGGGAGGACGGATATCGAAATTTTCCTCGAGTCTATAGCGACAGCATTATAACAGGGTCGCCATTCCAGGCCTGGCGTGCAGGATTTCGAGAAGGTGTGAAAATGACTCTATTAGATGGTGTGCGTGTTCCTTCTCAAGAGATTAAGGAACGAATTTGGTGGCACAATATACACAGATTGCGTGTTTGGAGTACCATAGGTCTTCACGAAGAAAATGGCAAATATGCCGTGCTCGGTGCTCGTATGGGAACTTATATGACCAATTGCACAGATTGGGATTATATACAGGTTCGAGATTTTGAAGTACTGAGAGAAATCTACGAAACCAAAGTAAAACATCTCGATGTAGAACGCGATGCTCAAGATTACGGCACATACATTCATCGAGAACTAGGATTGCATTGGCCTTGGCTAACCGCAGAACAGAGCGGTTTCATTTTAGATCTATATGATGAGACCATAAACTTAGGACTCACATATTATAAAAATGTATGATATTTTTTTTGTCAGCCTCGGTAACATAAGTCTCGAGAAACGACAACACGCATCTGCACGTTTTCCTAATATTCAGTTTGTTGAAAATTGTGTCGAAATAAAAGATGTGTCGTCGAAATCATTTACCAAAATGTTTTGGGTGATATGGGATGATTTATTAATCCGAGAAGATTTTGATCTAACTTCTTATCGTGCTTCTAAGTGGGATGACATGTATGTTCACGTTTTCAAAAATGGAAATAATATAGATGGCATATGCCTGTTCCCAAAAAATTTAAATATTACCAGAAGAGAATTTGACAATCGGTATTTTGTCGAAAAAAAAGAAATAGATATTGTCGCTTCAGATCCATTACCTCAAACTTACGATGTTGTTTTTATCAGTTATGATGAATCGAATGCAGATGAAAATTATCAGACTCTGTTAACGATATGTCCACAGGCTAAACGAATACACGGTGTCAAAGGCATACATCAGGCACATGTAATGGCGGCTAAATCGGTCGAAACTGAAATGTTTTATGTGGTCGATGGTGACGCCATCATAGTAGACGATTTTTCTTTCAATTATACAGTTCCTCGTTATGAAAAATTTCATGTACACGTATGGAGAAGTCGAAACCCTATAAATGATCTCGAATATGGTTATGGCGGGATAAAATTATTACCTAGAGAAAAAACTATCAATCTTGATGTGAGAACCGCAGATATGACCACTAGTATTAGTAATAATTTCAAAGTCATACAAAAAGTTTCAAACATAACTAAATTTAACACTGATCCCTTTAACACTTGGAAGTCGGCGTTTCGAGAATGTGCTAAATTAGCCAGCGGTATAATCGCTAGACAAGATTCGTCGGAATCTACAGCACGATTAAATGTCTGGTGTACCACGGCCGTCGGTGAATATAGCGATTATGCTTTGCAAGGGGCTAACGCCGGCCGATCTTATGGAGAAAAAAATCAAGGAAACATCGATGCCATGAAAAAAATTAATGATTTTGATTGGCTCAAAGAAAAATTTAATGAAACACAATAGAAATCTTAAAGGTAACGAAGCCAAATTAATCAATGGTAGATATGAATCAAGATATCTCGCCGATGCTTCAACGGTTTTTGATAAATTAAATGAAGTAAGTTCTAGTTTTTGTTTAGCTAAATGGTTTAATGTAAGTATACATATACCCACCGGGCAAACACATAGTTGTTATCATCCTCGAAGCCATCAGATTCCCTTACAGGAAATCGCAGTAGATGTAAGCGCCTTGCATAACACTCAATACAAAAAACAACAGAGACAATTGATGTTAGAGGGAAAACGACCTACAGAATGTAATTTTTGTTGGCAGATTGAAGACAGTGGTGATCAACTTAGTGATCGTGCATATCGTAGTAAAGATGTTTACGAATCAAATTTAATTAATGAAGCCTTAGAGATAGGATCGAAATCAAACGCAAGGCCTAGATATGTCGAAGTAAATTTTAATCAGGCCTGTAATTTTAGGTGTTCGTACTGTAGTCCTCATCTTAGTACCGCCTGGCAACAGGATATAGAACGCAATGGAGCATTTGTATTATCCGATCGATGGCATAATGATCTTTCCTGGGTAAAACAATTGAACATAGACAATGGAACAGATAATCCATATCTTAAGGCTTTTTGGCAATGGTTGCCTGATATATATCCAACATTGCAGACATTTCGGATGACCGGCGGTGAACCGTTAATGGACAAAAACACCTTTCTTATGTTCGATTATATCAAAAATAATCCCAAAGCAGATCTACATCTTAGCGTTACTTCTAATTGTTGTCCTCCGGGAGAACAATGGAGTAAATTTATGACCAGCCTGAAACAGATAACTGATGCAGATGCTGTAGATCATTTTATGTTATTCTGTAGTTTAGATAGTTGGGGGCCACAAGCAGAATATATACGTAATGGAATGAATTTTAATACCTTGTATAGAAATATTACAGATTATCTAGTCTATTCGAATAAACACAGTCTTACATTTATAATTACGTTTAATGTTTTGAGTTATACTGGTTTTTATGACTACATTGAAAATATCTTGTCATTAAGAAAAAAATATAATCGAGAACCGCAATTAATTTGGTTTGATGTACCGCAGCTGACAGATCCAGATTTTATGAATCCTAAATTATTATCATCTATGGTCGATGAGTTAGAAAGAACTGTGGATTTTATGAAATATAATCCAGAGACGAAGTGGAACGAATTTAAAGGTTTTAGCGATTTTGAAATCAGCAAAGTCCAAAGATTAATCGATTGGATAAAAGCGGATACTGTTTTTGATCGAAATAAAGCTATGAAAAATTTTTATCTGTTTTGGTCTGAACATGATAGACGCCGTGCAACAGATTTTTTGGCTGTATTTCCTCAACTAAAAGATTTTTATGAAGAATGTAAAAGGTTAAATGGATAATAGAATAAAAGAAATAAAACTAGTTCGAGATAGATTGAATAAAATCGGACCTGGATTTTGTGCAATGAAATGGTTGCATCAGACTCTGTATCTGCATACCGGTGATAATCATAGTTGCTATCATCCCAGACCCCATCATATAGGTTTAGATGAAATTCAAAACGATCCCAGTGCTTTACATAATACAAAATGGAAAAAAGAACAACGTAAAACTATGTTAGACGGTGGACGTCCTGAGGAGTGCTATTATTGTTGGAACATAGAAGATTTGACAGGTGATCATATCAGTGATCGTATGATCCACAGCAGCAGTGATTTCGCTGAACCATTGATAGAAAAACTGGCAGAATTGCCCTGGGATGCTCCTATTAATCCTAGATACCTAGAAGTCAGTTTCGGTAACGGTTGTAATTATCGCTGCGGATATTGCTGTCCTCAGGCCAGCACTATGTGGATGGAAGAAATCAAAAAACACGGTAATTATGATTTAACTTATAATCAATACGGTATAGAATTTTTAAAATCCGGAACCTATTATGGTCCCAAGGACGAAAATCCTTATATTCAAGCATTTTGGAAGTGGTGGCCTAGTCTTCGAAATGACCTACATACATTAAGGATCACTGGCGGAGAACCTTTGATGAACCCCGCCGCTATGGATTTTTTCGATCTACTTGAAACTGAACCAGCCTCTCATCTTGAGATTACTTTAAATTCTAATCTCGGAGTGACCTATGATAGAGTAGATAGATTAATCGAACGAGTGCAGAGTTTACTACGTCAAAAGAAAATTCGCAAATTTAGTTTCTTCACCAGCA